ATGGCGACCCCGTTGAGCGAGGGCGCGTTCTGGCAGGCGGTGGAGGCGGAGATCGGCCGCCAACCCCGGCGCGTTCTGGCGCGGGCCATGCCGGAATGGGCCGCGCTCGCCCGGCCGGCTCAGCTTCCCCCGACCGGCGACTGGCGGCAATGGCTGCTGATCGGCGGCCGGGGCTCGGGCAAGACGCGGGCGGGGGCCGAATGGGTGCGCGCGCTGGCGCTGGGCCTCGCTCCGCTGGCCGGCCGCGTTCACGGACGGATCGCGCTGCTGGCCGAAACGCTGGGCGACGCGCGCGAGGTGATGATCGAAGGCGAGAGCGGGCTGCGCGGGCTGCACTACGAGACGCCGCCCGTGTTCGAGGCGACGCGCCGCCGGCTGGTGTTTGCCAATGGCGCGGTGGCGCAGATCTTCTCGTCGGAAGACCCTGACGCTTTGCGCGGCTATCAGTTCGACGCGGCTTGGGGCGACGAACTCGCCAAATGGACTCATGCGGAAGACTGTTTCGACAATCTGCAACTGGCCCTGCGCTTGGGCGTAAGCCCGCGCATGGCGCTGACCACGACGCCGCGCGCCGTGCCGCTTCTCAAACGCCTGATGGCCGAGCCCGGAACGCGCGTGACCCATATGCGCACGGCCGAGAACCGCGCCCATCTCGCGCCCGGCTTCTTCGAGGCGATGCAGGCGCGCTATGGCGGCTCGCGGCTCGGGCGGCAGGAACTCGACGGCGAACTGGTGGAAGGGCGCGAGGACGCGCTGTTCGACCGCGCCACGATCGACCGCAACCGGCGCCGCACCGCGCCGGCGCTGCGCCGCGTGGTGGTGGCGGTCGATCCGCCGGCGACGGCGACCCATCGCTCGGACGCCTGCGGCATCGTCGCGGCGGGGCTCGGCGAGGACGGGCAGGTCTATGTTCTGGCCGATCGCAGCCGGCGCGGCTTGAAGCCGCCCGAATGGGCGGCGCGGGCGGTCGCGTTGTTCGGCGAGCTGGAGGCCGACCGGCTCGTGGTCGAGGTGAACCAGGGCGGCGACATGGTGACATCGGTGATCCAGGCCGTCGCGCCCCACGTGCCCGTGTCGAGCGTTCGTGCCATGCGCGGCAAGTGGCTGCGGGCCGAGCCCGTTGCCGCGCTTTACGAGCAGAACCGCGTCCACCATGTCGGCAGTCTAGCCGAACTGGAGGACGAGATGTGCGATTTCGGGCCGGACGGCCTGTCGAACGGACGCTCGCCGGACCGGCTCGACGCGCTGGTCTGGGCCGTGACGGCACTGACCGCGCCGGCGCAGACGCCGCGCATTCGCAGCCTTTGAAGCGGCCGGGCGGCTGCCCGACGGCGCGCCCCATCCTTTGACAGCGGAGACTTCATGACACTGGCTTCACGGCTGCGGGCGCTGGCGCGCCTAGGCGGCGAGGGCGCGCGCGTGCCCGAACGCAAATCGACGGGCGGCTCGCTCGTCTTCGGGGGCGCGGCCGAGACGGCGCAATGGAGCGAGCGCTCCTATGCCGGCCTGTCGCGCGCCGGCTTCATGCAGAACCCGATCGTCTATCGCTGCGTCCGGCTCGTGGCCGAGACGGCGGCAGCCGTCCCGGTGCTGCTCTATGACGGGGCGCAGGAGGTGGAGACGCATCCGATCCTCGATCTCCTGCGCCGGCCCAACCCGGCGCAGGACGGGGCGGGGTTTCTGGAAGCGCTCTGCGGGCATCTCCTTCTCTCAGGCACCGCGCATGTCGAGGCGCTGAGCCTCGGCGGGCAGCCGCGCCAGCTTCACGCGCTGCGGCCCGACCGGGTGCGCGTTCTCTGCGGGGCGGATGGCTGGCCGCAGGCGGTGGAATATCGCGCCGGCACCAGCCTGCGCCGGATGAGCCTCGAGGCCGAGGAGGGCATGGCGCCGGTTCTGGCGATCCGGCTGTTTCATCCGCTGGGCGAGGGCGAGGGTTTCGCGCCGCTTCAGGCCGCGCAGACGGCGCTCGACCTGCACAATGCCGCCACGCGCTGGAACAAGGCGCTTCTCGACAATTCGGCCCGGCCGTCCGGCGCGCTGGTCTATCAGCCGGGCGATGGCGGCTCCTTGTCGTCCGACCAGTTCGACCGGCTGAAGACGGAACTGGAAAGCGGCTATGCCGGCGCGGCGCGCGCCGGGCGGCCCATGCTTCTGGAGGGCGGTCTCGACTGGAAGAGCATGGCGCTGAGCCCACGCGACATGGACTTCATCGAAGCGCGCAACGGCGCGGCGCGCGACATCGCCGTCGCCTTTGGCGTGCCGCCCATGCTGCTCGGCATTCCCGGCGATGCGACCTACGCGAATTATACGGAAGCCAACCGCGCCCTGTTTCGCCTGACCGTCCTGCCGCTTCTCGCGCGCCTTCTGGCGGCGCTGGGCGACTGGCTGGGCGCGGGGTTCGAGCCCGGCCGGCGCTTGCGGCTCGGCTTCGACGCCGACCGGATCGAAGGGCTTTCGGCCGAGCGCGAGGCGCTCTGGGCGCGGCTCGGCGCGGCCGGCTTCCTCGACGACGACGAGAAGCGCGAGGCGGTCGGCTATGGGCCGCGCCGCCGCTGACCTCCCGAAAGGATCGACCATGGACACGATGACGGGCGAAATGGTTTCGCCGCTGACGCTCTGGATCGCCAAGCTCGCCGGAGCGGTGGGCGGCTCGGTGATCTCGGTCGCCTATCTCCTGCCGGCCGGCCGGCGCGAGGCGGCGGTGCGGTTTCTGGCGGGCGCGGTTACGGGCCTCGTCTTCGGCGGGCCGGCGGGGCTCGCCCTGTCCGATCATCTGGGCTTCACCGAGCGCATCGGCGCGGCGGAGATGGCTCTGATCGGCTCGGCCACCGCCAGCCTTTGCGCCTGGTGGGCGCTCGGCGTGCTCCAGCGCTTCGCCGACGGCCTGATGGCCGCCGCCGGGCGGCGCGGGGGCGGCGCGTGAGGAGCGTGCCGACCATCCGGCGCGGTGCGCCGGGAGACAACCGGCCGGCCGGCTTCGTTTCAGGTTATGCCAGCATCTTCGAGCGGACGGACCTGTCGGGCGATCGCATCCGGGCAGGGGCCTTCGCCCGCGCCTTGCGGGAGCGGGGGCCGGGCGGCATCCGGATGCTTTGGCAGCACGACCCGGCTCAGCCCATCGGTGTCTGGACCAAGCTCGTGGAGGATGCGCGCGGCCTCTATGCCGAAGGGCATCTGGCGCTCGACACGGCGCAGGGGCGCGACGCCTTCGCCCTTCTGCGCCAAGAGGCGCTCGACGGGCTTTCGATCGGATTTCGCGCCCGGCGCAGCCGGCCGCTTCGCGAGGGTGGCGCGCGGCGGCTGCTTCTCGACATCGACCTTCTGGAGATCTCCATCGTGACCTTCCCCATGCAGGAAGCGGCGCGGGTGCGCGAAGCGCGCGGCGATCTCCTTCCCCGTTTCGCGGACGCCGCACGGCGGATCGCGGAGGCCACCCTTTCCGCTTCTCTCAAGGAGATTCCATGCAGACGATGATGAACGGCGCGATCGAGACCAAGGCAGGCACGGGCGCGGAGGGCGCGGATGCGCTGGACGAAATCATGCGCGCCTTCGACGCCTTCCGCGAGGCCAATGACGAACGGCTCGGCCAGCTCGAGCGCCGCATGGGCGCCGACCCGCTGACGGAGGAAAAGGTCGATCGCCTGTCCAAGGCGATGGACGAGCACGAGAAGCGCATGGAAAAGCTGGTGCTGCGCAACCTGCGCCCGCCTGTTGGTGGCGAGGGCGGGCAGGCGCTGCCGAGCGAGCATCGCTCCGCCTTCGAGGCCTATGTGCGGGCCGGTGACGAGGGGCGGATGCGCCGGCTGGAGGAAAAGGCCATGTCGGGCCTGGTCGGCGCGGATGGTGGCTTCCTCGTGCCGCCCGAAACGGAGGCCGAGATCGGCCGCCGCCTCGCCAATGTCTCGCCCATCCGCGCCATCGCGGGCATTCGCACCGTCTCGGCGGCGGTTCTGAAGAAGCCCTTCGCGCTGGCCGGCGCGCAGACGGGCTGGGTCGGCGAAGCCGATGCGCGGCCGCAGACGGCGCAGCCGGCGCTGGGCGAACTCGTGTTCCCGACCATGGAACTCTACGCGATGCCGGCGGCGACCAACGCGCTTCTGGACGACGCGGCGGTCGATATCGACGCCTGGATCGGCGAGGAGGTCGAGCAGGCCTTCGCCACGCAGGAGGGCACGGCCTTCGTGACCGGCGACGGCGCGGCCAAGCCCAAGGGCTTCATGGCCTATGATACGGTGCCGGAAGCCCAATGGGCCTGGGGCAAGGTCGGCACCGTGGCCTCGGGAGCGGCCGGCAATTTCGCCGCGGCGTCCGGCTCCGACGCGCTGATCGACCTCGTTTATGCGCTGAAGGCCGGCTACCGGCAGAACGCCTCCTTCGTGATGAACCGGCGCACGCAGAGCGCCGTGCGCAAGCTGAAGGACGCGGAGGGCAACTATCTCTGGCAGCCCCCAGTCGCCGTCGGCGGCAAGGCCAGCCTGATGGGCTTTGCAGTGGTCGAGGCCGAGGCCATGCCGGATATGACGGCCGGGGCGAACGCCATCGCCTTCGGCGACTTCTCGCGCTTCTATCTCGTGGTGGACCGGCAGGGCGTGCGCGTGTTGCGCGATCCGTATTCCGCCAAGCCCTACGTCCTTTTCTATACGACCAAGCGCGTGGGCGGCGGCATCCAGGACTTCGACGCGGCGAAGTATCTGCGCTTCTCCGCCAACTGAGCCGAGCGACGAAACAACAGGAGGCCGGGCCGCAAGCCCGGCCTTTTTCTTTGGAGTTAGGAGGCTGGCGCGACATGATCTGGATCGAACTGGAAACCGCGAGCACGGAGCCGGTCTCGCTGGCCGAGCTGAAGACCTTTCTGCGGATCGACCGCGACGACGAGGACGCGCTGGCCGGCACCTGCCTGCGCGCGGCCCGGCAGGCGGTGGAGGCGGAAACGGGGCTGGTGCTGACCGAGCGGCGCATTCGGCTCGCCTTCGAGGTGGAGCCCGCGCAGGACGAGATCGCGATCCGCCGTCGGCCGGTGCGTGCGCTCATTGGGGCGGTGGGCTACGACGAGGGGGGCGTCGCGACCCCGCTCGACATCGCTTCGTTTCGTCTGGAGGCCATGCCCTTCGGCGCGAGGCTGATCCTGCCGCCTGGACTCGCGCATCGGGCGCAAAACGGGGTCGAGGTCGAAATTCGCGCGGGGCAGGCGAAGGCCGAGGTGCCGGACGCGCTGAAACTCGCCATCATCAGGCTGGCGGCGGCGAGCTTTGAGACGCGGGGCGCGGTCGGCTCCGGTTTGCAGCCGGCCTTCATGCCGCCGCTGGCGCGGGCGCTGATGTCGCCCTTTCGCGCGCCGAGGCTCTGAGATGGCGACGCAGTTTCTCGACCCGAGCCTTCTCACGCAGCGCGCGGGGATCGAGCGCAACGAGCCGGTCACGGACGCGTTCGGTGGCGCGCGCGACAAGTGGGTGGAGGTGGCGGAAACCTCCGTGCGGGTGGAGCCGCTCAAGGCCGAAGTGGAGGAGCGGTTCGGCCAGCGGATCGGCACGCTGACGCACCGCGTGACGCTGCGCTTTCGCGCCGGGCTGGAGCGCGGCATGGCCTTTCGCCTGCGCGGGCGGCGGCTCCTGATCCGCAGCCTGCTCGACCCCGACGAGACGGGGCGCTGGCTCGTCTGCCGCTGCGAGGAAGAAGCGTGATCGGGGCGGTGCGCGCGACGCTGCGCAAGGAGGCGCTGCGACGCGCGATGGCGCGGGCGCTGCGGGCGAGGCTGGCGGCACGCGTCGAGGAGGCGGGCCGCGCCGCAGCTTTTGCAGCAGCCTCCGATGCGGCGTCCAAACCCTCACGAAAAATTAACGAATCGGACGTGGCGGGCGGTGCTGTCACGTCATATTATGAAATGTATCAGGTGTGATCGCAGGCATCGAAAGGGCTTTGGAGCATGTCGCATCCCAGCGCGGAATTACAGACGACCATCGTGGGCGCGCTGACGGGCGACCTAGCGCTGACCAAGCTTCTCGGTGGGCCGAAAGTGTTCGACCACGTGCCGGAAAAGGCGAGCTTTCCCTATCTGACGCTGGGTCGCACGGCCGTGATCGACTGGTCCACAGGCACCGAGGACGGCGCGGAGCATATCCTGACGCTTCACGTCTGGGCCAAGGGCGGGTCGAAACAGGAAACCTACGAGATCATGAACACGATCTCCGAACGGCTGAACGACGCGACGCTGCCGCTGGAAACGCATCGGCTGGTCAATCTCCAGCTCCAATTCGCCGAAGCGCGGCAGGAGGCGGATTCGCCGACCTATCACGGCATCATGCGCTTTCGCGCGGTGACGGAGCCGCTGGCCTCCTAATCACTCCACTCAGTTTCATCTCACGCGAGGGCGGCTTTCGAGCCGCCCTTTTTTGTTGCTCGAATTCGGACGGTTCGCATGGGTGCGCAAAGGGGCAAGGACTTTCTTCTCAAACTCGACGCGGAGGGCAGCGGCACGTTTCAGACCGTGGCGGGGCTTCGCTCGCGCCGCATCTCGTTCAATGCGGAAACGGTGGACGTGACCAATAGCGACAGCGCCGGGCGCTGGCGCGAGCTTCTGGGCGGGGCGGGCGTGCAGCGCGCGGCGCTGTCGGGTGCGGGCATCTTCAAGGACGCGGCCTCCGACATGGCGGTGCGCAAGCTCTTCTTCGAAGGGCGGATCGGGGCCTTTCAGGCGATCATTCCCGATTTCGGCCGAGTGAGCGGGCCGTTTCAGGTGACGGCGCTCGAATATTCCGGCGAGCACAATGGCGAAATCGCCTTCGAGCTGACGCTGGAATCAGCCGGCGCGCTGACCTTCGAGGCGCTGTGATGGCGGCCAATCGCAGGCGCGGCGAGATCGCCGCCACCATCGACGGGCGCGAGCGCGTGCTCTGCCTGACGCTGGGCGCGCTGGCCGAGCTGGAAGCCGCCTTCGCGCTGGACGACATTTCCGCGCTGGCGGCACGCTTCGGCTCCGGCCGGCTGTCGGCCTTCGACCTGACGCGCATCATCGGTGCGGGGTTGCGCGGTGCGGGTGAGACGGTGAGCGATGCCGAGGTCGGTGCGATGCGCTTCGAGGGCGGCGCGGCGGGCGCGGTGGGCGCTGCGAGCGCGCTTCTGGAAGCCGCCTTCGGGCTGGGGGGAGACACCACCGCCCGCCCTTGAGCGCCGCCGCGCCGGCCGGGCCGCAGCCGGACGCGGCGGCTTTTCCCTGGGACGAGGCGATGGCGCTCTGCTTCGGCACGTTTCGCCTCAGTCCGCGTGATTTCTGGGCTCTGACGCCGCGCGAACTCGCCGCCCTCGTCGCGCCCTTTTCCCGAACCCGTGCGGCCGCGCCGAGCCGCGAGCGGCTCGACCAGCTTTTGGCCCTTTATCCCGACTGGAGATGACATGAGTGTTGGAAACGGCGGGGACGCCGTCGATACGATGCGCATTGCGGTGGAAGCCGACACGAGCGGCTTCGAGCGCGCGCTGACCGATCTCTCCACCCGCGCGGACCGCTTCGGCACGGCGCTGTCGACGGCGCTGAAAGGCGCGGTCGGCGGCGGGCGCTCGCTCGACGGCGTTCTGCAGAGCCTCGGCGCGCGGATCTCATCCATCGCGCTGGATGCCGCGCTGAAGCCACTGACGCAGCTGGCCGGCCAGGCTTTCGGGCAGGTTCTCTCGGGG